ATCATCGGTTGAACGGATAATAATGTTCCAGCCCCAAGCAAGTTTACCTTGGTCATCAATTAAAGACTTCTGACCAAAATCACTGCCACTTATTGGGCGCATTGGTGTGCCATTAAATGTAAGTGCAACGGTCTTTCCATTACGGTCTGCAGTTGCTACAGCACGTGATGATGCGTTTAACCCACTAATTGCATTAGATGCACCTTCTCCTGCTCCACGCAGTAGTGCTTCTAAATTGCCGTACTTAACAAAATCCTTAATGTGTCCTGGCAGTTTGTCAACAATATCTGCGTTAGCAACATCATCAATCTTAGAACCCAGTAGTGCCTCTGCCATAATAATACGGCGTTGCTCTAATCTTTGACGTGGTGTTAATCCACGATAGGCAGCAACTTCTTCTTTAGAAAGAATGCCACGCTTAACAAGATCATTAGTAGCACCTACTTCGCCATTGACTGCAGCAAGGCGAGTATTAAAATACTCACGATCCTTGCGCTTAGCAACACGGTTAATCATACCTAGGTCTTGTCCAGAGCCTAGGCGAATCTTAGTTGCTGTGCGACGAGAACGAGCAGTTCTAAGAAGAGATTGACCATTAAGAATACCCATTGTGTAATCTTCAATAGCATTACGTACTGGGAAACGAGGACCTGCGATAGTTCCAAATGTCCAAGCATCTACTGTGCGCTCTGCACCTTCTTTGTACTGCATACCCAATACACGGCTTAGGAAGGACTCACGTCCTGCAAAGCGCTGCATATCACGTAGACCGATAACACGAGACACATTAGATGTCTGTGCAAAGTAAAGTGCACTGTCAATACCGTCAACCTCTGATGGGATAGATCCATCTGCAGAACGTGCTGAGTATGTAGCGCCAGAGAATACGTCATCTCGAATAGCGTTGAGTAACTTACGTCCACCCTCAGTTTTGTCTAGTCCGATAAGGTTTCCAACTGTTGATTGGATACCCTTCATCATTGCTTTGCGTTGACCTAGATCTGCTGATGAATAGATCTCAGTAAATGCTTTAGCGTGGTATGAACCTAACGCCATACGTGAGTAATTGAAAAAATCTTTTGCTGCTGTCTTTGATGTATGGTCAAAGGCTTCATCATCTACTAGAGATGCAATAGGTGTGAACTTTGCCTTGATGCGATCAATACGATTAGCAAAGTACTCTGGAGTAAATCGCTTAATGTTCTGACGGCCTTCAATAATCTTGCCTGCAAACTCTGCACCTGCTTGTACTGGAGATAGTGTCTCACTACCTACAACAGCCTGAAGTAATGCTGTGTCATCTGTTAGTTCCATTGTTTCGATAAGAGCGCGAGAGTCTTTATCTAAATCAAATACACGTCGTCCTGTAGTTAGTGCAAGTACTCGTGCCTTACGTGCAGGAGACATACGTGGTGCTAACTTAATACGTGCGCCAGCCTGACCGTAGAGCATAGGCTCAACCTTTGAGGCATCTGATAGATAAGCCTTAGCGGTATCTAGGTCCCACTTACCACCAAATTCTTTCTCGCCAAAAGACTTGAAAGAAACAATGAAGTCATCTTGTAGTTCTGGTGCAAGGTCATTTAACGCAGTACGTGCTGCAACGATATCCTCAGTCTTACCTGAGTTCTTTGCAGCGACATACTTCGTAAAACGATCTGTGTAATCTGTCCATAAGTTCTGTACATTCTTTGTACCAAAAATATCTGTAGTATCAAAATACTTAGATACCTTCTCAGCACTGCCAAGTTTTGCAGTTGCTGCATACTTGCCAGTAACCTTAAGAGCCTGTGATCCACCAAGGTAAACCTTGCGTGCCTTGCCTAGAGCAAGTGTTGGATCCATAAATAAACGGTAGGTTGCATCTACTGAGCCTGAGATCCAAGAATATAGTAGACCTTGACCTTCTAAGTCTTTAGTTAAAAATAGGTTTGCAATCTGACGACCTGGAGAATACTTAGCAGCGTTTACTTCTGCTACAGCATCACGAAGTAGCGGATCCATAATGTCGCCTGTTTCGCTCTGCTGTGCTTCTGCTGCAATGCGCTTTTCTTCTTCGTTCTGTGCTTCTGCAAAGATAATCTCTGGAGCAACACCTGCAGCAATACGTTTTGCTACGTTTACACGTGCTGTTCCATAGCGAGATACTGCAGTGTTAATACGATCTTGGATAAATACGTTCTCACCATCACGACCTGCTTTACCCCAGGCATCACCGAAGTTAATGTTCTCATTAGCAGCGATAGCACCAGTACGGTAGACGCGAGTCATAGTATCTGATGCGTAATCGAGTGCATCAAACAAAGTCTTTGCTGCTACCTTAAAAGGAGTGAATGCATAGTGAGCACCTGTTTCCAACCAAGAACGGTTAGGCTCATCTGAGTCTGGTTTGTTAGTACCAGTCAGTGCTACTAGCGACTGCTTCTTGTTGTTAGGTAACTTGTTAAACTCATCGTAGGCATACTGCTTAGGCAAATCCGATAAACGCTGGTGTGTAGATAGCGCTGAAGCAAGACCATCAATTTGACGAGTCTGCGACGGATTAAGACCTGCACGAAATGCTGCTTGTGCAAGGTTAGAGTTCTTTGGCGTTTCTGCCATTATAGACCTCTGGCTACGGCTTGCTGATAAAGGATTGCGATTTCACCGTCTGTATCGTATGGAAGCATTTGAGATAAAATGTCAGATAGTTTTTCTGACTGTCCTGCATAACCCATTACCTCTGGTCCTGCTGCAGCCTGAACTTGACCTGTAGGTAATCCGCGAACATCTGCTGTTCTAGCGGTAGATGCTCCTGCTATTTGTTCTTGCATAGCCTTACGGTCACCGTAGTTTTGTGATGCTGGTAAATCTGTACGAACAGAGAATTTGCCAGGACCTGATACGCCCCTGATTGGGTTATCTACCATCGGTTTCCTCCTGTATCGTTTCTAAATCATTTGTAAATTGCTCCCAAGCCTTGTTGACTTTAGAGTTTCTATTAGCGTTGTAGATTGCTATTTCCATAATCTCTTCTGTAAATGTAGACACAGATGATGCAATGTTATGTGCAAGTCCTGAAAGGGTTACTAAGAAATCAGCGAAGTGTACTGGACGCGGAACATCATTATTATTATCCACGCCCAGTACCTTTCATTAGAATTATATTATCCCTTTTTTACCGCGTTGCCGCGACGACCTGCTGGCATCATTGATGGTACTACCTTGCCACCTGCTGGCTTAGAAGTATCCTTCTTGCCTTCAACTGGCTTTGACATTGGTGCTGCTGCACGTGATCCTTTGTTCATATTTACACCCCCTCTTTATGCTGCCCCGCCAATGGCGGCTAGTAGGTTTGCTATATCTGGACGTTGAGCAGCAGCGGGTGCGCCTCCTGGTTGTTCTGGAGTTGGCTGCGAGGCAGGGGCAGGGAGTGCTCCCGCTGCTGGAACTTGAGGTGCACCTGGTATTAGTTCTGGTGCTACTGGCATCTCTGGCGCAGGTTCTGGCGCAAATGCTTTACCAATAATAGTTTCTAGTTGAAGTCCCTTTTGGCGACCCTGAATAACTTCTGCAATACGGGTGATGATCTGCGAAGGATCCTGACCTTGCGCTGCAAGGGCTGGAATGGCTTGAGCATACTGAGCAACAGCCACCCGCAAAGAATCGCGCATTTCTTCGATATCAACACGTTGTTCCTCCTGCGTTACGTTTAACTCCATTGGAATCTCACGACGTACATAATCACGAGATACAAGTTTGTCTGAGCGCATTTGTAGTAAAGCAATGATGGCACGGTTAGGATCCATACCAGACATAATGCCGTAGCGAACATCTACACCGTAGTTACCATCAATTTGCTTTGATGGGATGTACTTCATATTGAATGGAGTACCGTCGTCTACGCCCTTGATTTCCTTTTGCATAGAACCAAAGATCTTCTCATCTACTTCAAAGCAAAGAGAAGCAAGGTCTGTAAACATACGAGCAAACTGTGCTTGTGCTGACTTGATCTGTGTATCAAAGCCTGCTTGTAGCGCTTGTACACCACGACCTGTAACGATAGATGCATCAATGTTACCTGAGCGAACTTCTGGGTAACGAGAACCTAGGCGTAGTTCACGCTCTAGTACACCTGACTCTTGGAAGACTCCAGGTGGTAGTTCCAAAGGAACACGGCGAATACCTTGTGGATTAGCAGAACGCATAATCGCATCTGGTCCAAGTGCAAGTTCTTGCACATCCTGTGGAATAGCAATAGGTGCTTGGATAGATTTCTCTGCTGCTTGGATCTGCAATACTGCAAAGCGAGCACGAGCAAGTTGTACTGATAGAACATCATCAAACTGTCCACGTGCTTCACCATCAATGGATGAGCGCATAGCAACATATGCCATACACTTGCCAATAGGGTTCGGGATGTTTGAGAGTACTAGGTTCTTACGCTCTGGGATAAAGATTAGATCTTGGTCTTTGTCGTGGTAGCGAACTAATGACACATAAGGTGAGCCAGGAGAATAAACATTCTTTGGCATAATCTGGTCATAGAACTCTGGGTACTGCATTGCAAGTGTCTCAGCATCAGATGCCATTACCTGTGTAAGCGATACGGTACGACCAAAGCGATCAATCTCAGGATAAGTACCAAAAGGATTAAGTAAACGGATACGAGGGTTGTTTGTCTCGTAGTCCATCTCCACAATACCTGGCAACATACCGTAGGTATTAAACCAGTCTGCACCAGTATACTGTAATGATTAACAATACGAGTACGAGTATCTGCTGCCTTGCGTGCTGAGTCTGAAACCATATTGGTTGCAGCGCAGTTAAACGATGGTAGCGGTGCCATTGCTTCTGCAAGGTCACGTGCTGCTACGTCAATAAAGTTAGCAACTAGAGGCTTTGGGTATTCCTCTGAAAACATTGCAGGGTAAACCTTGCTAATGTCTCCCTGACGTACAGAGAGCACATCACGCATTCTCTGGTCACGTGCAGCGTAGCGCGTTTGTAGGCGATTAACCTTGGCTACTACCTCTTTAGTTGATAACAATTTTTTGTCCTTACTTATTTTTACGTGCTTTTAATTTTGCAATAGTCTTCTTATCGTTGTAACCCTTAAGA